AATACTAGTATGGGCCAAGCATATACATTCGCCCCTGAGAATGGTTCTGGCGGATTCGGTTATGGTAGTCAATTAGACTCAGTCACCGTCCGCGACAATGATTGTTGGAAACTACTAAATTATCAAGATAATGAATTGTTTCTATATACTACTGAAAACAGTACCGATGCTCGTCAAGACACTATAGCTAACTTAACACAAGCAGCTACTCGATTTATTAAATCATCAGCTACTTCTGGAAAAGTATATATCTCTAAGATTGAATATACTATTTCTATTAGAAATCAAGCAACACATCCTTTAACAATTGATGTGTATCAAATGGTTGCGCAAAAGAATTTTGCTGGTGATAGTCCATATTCTACTGCTCGTAAAGCATATGATCAATGTAGAAGTCAAGAAAACTTCACTTATGATGTTGAGACTCCTGGTACAGCTCAAGCTCAAGCTAAAGTGAAATTCGAAGATCCACAAGCTAGTCCTATGGATATTCCTAATTACAATAAGTATTGGAAACCAAAAACTGGTACTCGTCTTTTGTTACAAGCAGGTGAAACAAAAATGTTAACCTTCTATGGTAGCAAAGGATGGTATGATGGTAGAAAAGCAAACGGTCTTTATGCTCTTAAAGACTTTACTAATGAATTCTTATACATAGTTGGCGGTGGTCCTTGTCCTGGATGGACTAATAGTGCAACTACAATGCCTGCCATCACTTGGACTAAAGAAATCAGATGGCGTCAAGAAGAAGGATTCCAGAAACCTCAAAATGTTGCCTTGTCAAGAGCAGTTACATTTTAAAAACCCTAAAAAACCTAAATATATTTTATTTCCCATCGATCTAAACTAAGTTTACTTTGATCAGGTAAAAAATTACTAAAAATTACTACGTGAGGTACTTCAAATCGTACTCTTTTAACTTCATATTTTGAACTTAAAAAGTATCCGTTCTTGAAGGACTCGGCGGTGGAGTAGGGAAAGCGCTCCTCTGCGTCTCTGGGCCAATCAAAAAAAACTGTTCGTTCAAATTGGTACGCATAGTAGATGTCTGCATGCTTTCCTCCAGTGATGATGTATGAAGGTTGGTACTGAGACGCAAAGTAGGACTTCCCGGCGTTTCCGATTGCGTCATAGTACCAAAGGATCTGACGTGGATGGGGGCTCTCGGCAAGGGTGGAGACCAATTCACTCTGCCAACCGGGTCGGGGAACAAACTCTGGGAGCTCCGGAAGACAGGAGATTCGACGACGTTCAAGACATTGTCCAACGAAGATTCTATATTTTGCAAAGATCTGTGGATAGCTCTCAAACAATGAATCATAATCGGCTCCTCCTCTAACGGCGGCCATAAAATCGTGTAAGTCGTTACGCTTACCATCGGATGACTCTACGTCGCCATAAGACCAAGGTCCGTCAATTCGTCCATCATCTTTGACACAATAAGCAATAGCGTGCGCTTTAGTGCCACGGCGGATCTCCAAGTGAGCTCGCTCGAGACCGGGATAGGATTTAGCGCCGGAGATTGTTCTACGGCTAATAAACTCTGCATAACCCTGGAGATGAGGAGTACCAGACGTTCCTCTCTCGAGTTGATAGACGAGGCATTTGAGGATGGATTCGTCGAATTGGGGATAGGTACTGGCATCAGGATTGTTCACGGTAAAGCAGTAGCAGCGGGCAGAATTGGTCATAAGGTTGCCAATTTCCAAGGTGAAGGGTAATACTATGCCTTCACCTTTGGGGACTATTTATATTTGGGCGGAACTTGAAATAAGGTTTTTTTTCACCAGTAAAATTTGATGGAAGCCAGTAAAATTTTAAGCTCAGCCCTTATCATTATAAACCAACCCCGAAGGATACCTCATGGCTTTAGCAGCTCCGCATCAGCCGGTTATCAAGGGGGTTACTAGATCTTTAACCAACAGAGCTCTATCAAGTTTATCTAGTCAAAACTTAGCAAGACTTGGATTCGCAATACCTTACGTTGGTCAAGCAGTTAACGCAGGTCTCACTGGATATCAATTATATCAGTTATACAAAAATATGCCTAAACGAACCCGATCAGGAAAACAATATGCTACTCCTATGAAGCGTATTCGTTCTGCTTCTGCCCCATCAACTCCTCGAATTACTGAATTACGCGATGCTGGTGTACAAGTGGACATTGGTCACAATACAGCTCAGCCTGCTACAGCAGTTATCGATTCTACGAGACCAACTTCTATTCTCGTAACAAAACGACAAAAACGAAAACTCTCTAAAAAGACTAAGAAGTATAGAGCAAAGAAGAAGAAATTTGCTAAATCTGTTAAAAAAGTCATCATTAAACTCGGTCCCTCAAACATATGGAAAGAATCTTGCACTGGTGCCTTTCTTCTCAATAACCGTTCAGATGCTTTCAATTGGAATACTAGTATGGGCCAAGCATATACATTCGCCCCTGAGAATGGTTCTGGCGGATTCGGTTATGGTAGTCAATTAGACTCAGTCACCGTCCGCGACAATGATTGTTGGAAACTACTAAATT